GTCTTCCCATTTTTCTCCCCGTCGAAATTTGAGGTCTGCTGTTGTCGATCCCTGAGACATTGGCCGCGCTGACGGTGCCGATTGACGAGCTGAAGCCGTACGGCAAGAACCCGAGGCGTGGCAATGTGGCGTTGATCGCGGAGTCGTTGCAGCAGAACGGCCAGTACCGTCCGGTGGTGGCTAACCGCCGCACGTCTGAGGTGCTGGCGGGGAACCACACGGTGGCTGCAGCGCGGTCGCTGGGCTGGTCGGATCTCGCGGTGACGTGGGTTGACGTAGACGATGAGGCTGCGGCGCGGATCGCCCTAGTGGACAACAGGGCGTCCGACTTGGCTGGCTTTGATGATCAGGTTCTAGCGGATCTGTTGCAGGAGCTTCCCGACCTGGCGGGCACCGGCTACTCGGACGACGACCTAGCGGATCTGCTGTCGAAGGTAACGGAGCTTCCGCCGGTGCTGGCGGACCCGGACGATGTGCCGGAGTTGCCTGCTGAGCCGAAGTCTGTGCTGGGCGACGTTTGGCAGTTGGGTCCGCACCGGGTGGCGTGCGGCGACTCGACGGTCATAGATACGTTGCAGGTGCTTATGGCCTCAAATGTCACTGCTGATCTGGTGTTGACCGATCCGCCCTATGGCATGTCCTACGACGGCGGCCGGGGCAATCAAGGCGGGTCGGGTTTCCAGATGATCGAGAACGATGACCTGTCTGGCGATGCGTTGGTTGCGTTGGTTCGGGACGCCCTGGTTGCTGGTCGAACGGTTTCAAAGCCCGACGTGCCGCACTACGTGTTCTTCACTTGGCGAACATACTCACAGTTTGAGGTGGCGCTACACGACGCCGCGCTGGCGCCAAAAGCGTGCATTGTGTGGGACAAGGGACACTTTGGGTTGGGGCATGCAAATTACCGTCCCCAGCACGAGTTCTGCTTTTACGTGCCTGGCGGGCAGTGGTACGGCGATCGGGCGCAGGCAGATGTGTGGACGATTAGTCGCGGCTCTGGCTCTGGCTACAAGCATCCGAATCAGAAGCCGGTTGAGTTGCTGACTAAGGCGCTTGCCAACAGTAGCAAACCCGGCGATGTCGTCCTCGACTTCTTCGGCGGCTCCGGTTCGACGCTCATTGCGTGCCAGGTAACGGGCCGCGTCGCTCGTTTGATCGAGCTGGACCCGCGCTACGTGGACGTGATCTGTCGCCGCTACCAAGAGATCTCGGGCGACAAGCCGGTGTTGGAGTCGACTGGCGAGCCGCACGACTTCACGGCGGCGTGATGGACGTCAACTTGGACGAGAAGCGGAAGCAGGCAGCCGAGCTTCGCATGGCGGGTGTCGGTTATCAGCAGATCGCGCAGCAGCTCGGCTTCGAGAGTGTGTCCGGTGCCTACGACGCAACGCAAGCTGGCTTGCGGGCTGCGTTTGAGGAGCCGACGTCGGAGATCCGGCGCCTTGAGGTTGACCGGTTGGACGCGATGCTGACGGGGTTGTGGGCGAAGGCTCGCCGCGGCGATGTGACGGCTGTGGATCGGGTGCTGAAGTTGATGGAGCGCCGCGCCCGTTACCTGAATCTTGATTCGGACGGCTCGCCGCAGGCGGGCGAGAAGGGTGACCCTGTTGACGATCTCGCATCCCGACGTGCTGCGAGGCGTTCAGGAACCCCGGGTTTGTAGCGTCCCGCCGCTTGGCGGTTCCGCCGGCGACGACGCTGTCGACCTGGCTGCTTCTGCGGGTTTGCATCTGGATGAGTGGCAGCAGCTGGTGTTGCGGCAGTCTTTGGGGGAGCGCCCGGACGGTAAGTGGCTGACTCCGGACGTGGCGTGTGTGGTGAGCAGGCAGAACGGCAAGAACGCAATCCTTGAGGCGCGGGAGCTGGCTGGTCTGTTCTTGTTCGGCGAAGAAATGATCATTCACACCGCGCATGAGATGAAGGCGGCGGCGGTGACGTTCCGGCGCATCGTGTCGCTGATCCAGTCGACGCCGAGCTTGAAGAAGCGGGTCAAAAACATCTCGTACAGCAAGGGCGACGAGGGCGTCGAGCTGTACAACGGCAACCGGCTGCGATTCATGGCGCGGACTGGTGGGTCGGGGCGCTCGTTCTCGGCTGACACGTTGATCTTGGATGAGGCGTACAACTTGCCTGACCATGTCATGCACGCGTTGACGCCGACGTTGGCGGCCCGTCCAAATCCGCAGGTTTGGTACACGTCGTCGGCTGTCAACCAGATTGAGCATCCGCACGGGTTGACGTTGGCGCGGGTGCGCCGACGCGCTCTAGCCGGTGGCGATCCGCAGCTTGCGTACAGCGAATGGTCGGGCGACGAGGTCGAGTACGCGCTCGACGCGAAAGGATACGTGCAGGACCGTCACGCGTGGGCCGTGTCCAACCCCGGCCTGGGGATCCGCATCCCCGAAGAGTTTCTAGCCACTCAGCTGCGGCGGCTTGGCCCGACTGGGTTCGCGACGGAGCACATGTCGATCGGTGACTGGCCGGATGAGCCGGACACCGACAAGCACTATGTGGTCGACCCGGAGCGGTGGTCGGAGTTGGTGGATCGGCTGTCGGAGCCGACCGACCCGGTGTCGTTCGGGATCGCGGCGTCGCAGGACCGTTCGTCGGCCGCGATTTGTGTGGCTGGGCAGCGGTCGGACGGTTTGGTGCACGTCGAGGTGGTCGACCAGCGCAAAGGTGTGGCGTGGGTTGTGGACCGCATGGTGGAGCTGGATCGCCGGCAGCGTCCGTGTGCGGTGGTGGTCGACCCTGGTGGCCCTGCGGGTTCGCTGATCATGCCGTTGGAGCAGGCCGGTGTGGCGGTTCAGAAGGTGACGGCCCGCGAGTACGCGCAAGCGTGCGGCAGGTTCTTCGTGGCCGCTGCAGAACGGTCGGATGAGACACCTGCCGGGGGTTTGCGGCATCAGGACGACATGCGCCTCAACTTGGCGTTGGAGAACGCGCACACCCGGCCGTTGTCTGAGGCGTGGGCGTGGGACTCCAAAGCAGGAACGGTGGACATCAGCCCGTTGGCGGCTGTGACGCTCGCAATGCGTGGTCTGGACACCTACTTGGCGACGTCACGCAACTACGGATGGATGGTGTCGTTGTGAATCGAGCCCTATTGCTGTGGCCCGCCGATCAGCCAGTTTCGACTGACGGTGTCGCAGTGGCTGATGCCGCGCGCCGACTGTACGGGCACGACGTCACGTGGGAATCGGTGTCGGTGAACCGGGTCGATTCCAGCAAAACCCGCATCGTGTCAGCGGCAGGAGAGACGGTCGACTTCCCCGACGGGTTTGCAGTCTGGGACGTCAGGTTTCAAGGCGTCCATCCGCTGTGACCGCTGATCTGATGCGCGGTCTGGCGATTGACCTACAGAACCGCAACGGCGGCATCTGGGGCGACACTCGCGGGTCGCGGGTCGGCTATCGAGCGTTGGATGCCTACTACTGCGGGAATCAGCCGTTGCGGTTTCTTCACCCTGAGGTGTTGCAGCAAGTTGAGGGCAGGTTGACGTCGCTGGCGATCAACTGGCCTCGTGTGGTCGTGGGTGCGGTTGAGGAACGTTTGGATGTTGAGGGGTTTCGGGTCGCTGCTGACACTGCAGCCGATCAGGATTTGTGGCGGATCTGGCAGGCGAACGATCTGGGTGAATGGTCGCAGCTGGGCCACGTGGACGCGATGACCCATGGCCGCGCGTTCGGTTTGGTGTGGGGCGACGAGGAAGACCCGGAGACGCCGCGCATTTCGGTTGAGTCTGCGATGCAGATGACGGTGAAGTATCGGCCGGGTTCGCGGCGGATTGACGCGGCGGCGAAGGTGTACGACGATCCGGAGTCGTCGGGACCGGTTGCTGGTCAGATCGGCTGGCTGTATTTGCCAGATTCGACGGAGCAGTACCGCAGCTCGGGTCCGTCGCAGCAGAAGTGGGAACTGGTCGACCGGTTGCCGAACCCTTTGGGTGTGGTGCCGGTGGCACCGTTGGTGAACCGCCCGCGCCTGTCTGACTTGTCGGGTGAGTCGGAGCTGGTCGACATCCTGCCTTTGGCGGATGCGGTCAACAAGCTGGCGACGGACATGATGGTTTCATCGGAGTATCACGCGATGCCACGGCGGTACGCGACGGGCATTGAGGTGCCGCGCGAGGTGCAGTCGAATGAGCGGCTGCGTGCTGAGGTCGCGAAGAAGTGGGATGAGGCGACGTCGGGTAAGACGTGGCTGGCCGGCGGTGGCGTGCAGTTCGGCCAGTTCCCTGAGGCGACGTTGGACAACTTCATCGCCGCGATCAAGTTG